AGAGATCCTGGGTGGACGGGTTGAACGTGACGGTCAGCCCGGCTTCGGTCGCGCCGACATAGGCCCACCCGAGCCCGGTCCACGCCGTGGCAACACCGAGGTTCTGGTCTGACGGCGTAGCCGTCCCCGGGATCGCGGTGAACAGGATGCCGATCCCGTACAGCACGTTCTGGGTGTTGTAGTTCGGCGGGGTGTAGACAAGCGGTGGCCCTGGCATGGCGTTAGCTCACTTCCTGCTCGATCTCCATGCCCGCGTCTCCCGCCGCCGTGGTCAGCGCGGCGGACATGCTGGCTGGAACGTCACTGAAATCGGTGCCCACGGTGACGCCCCCGTGGGTGATCGTGGTCCCCTCCGGGGCGTTGACCTTCATGCGGACGGTGCCGCCCGCAGCGGCGGCGGCATCACGCTTGGCCAGCAGGGCACCCAGCGCGGCCTCTTCCTCGGGGGTCAGGCCGCCAGCCGGGGCTTCCGGTGCAGGGGCCGGTGGTGGCGCAGCAGGGGGAGCCGCTGGTGTGCTGTCGGGCTCAGTCATGTCGGGCTCCTACGGCTGGATCGGGATGAGGGAGTAGGCGCGGACGGCCAGCGTGGTGATCGTCGTGAAGTCGATCACGATGCACCCCTGGGCGGCGGCCACAAGCGCCTGGGTGTTGATGTCCCCGGTGTAGGTCACCGAGGGGGACTGGATGTTGTAGGTGGCCGGGGACCACGGACCCAGCCAGCCGGAGGTGTTGGCGGCGATCGTGTACTGCATCGTGGTGGCCGGGAGCACCTGGCCGGTGCTGCCCACCAGGTCCCCCACAAGCACCTGGGTGACGCCCGCCAGGGTGGCTCCGCAGGCGTAGCCGAGGATCACGTTGCCGGACGGGTTGGGGACCATCACACCGAGCGCGGTGCCCCACGCGGTGATCGCGGACGGCGAGCCCAGATCGTAGCCAGGCGTCGTGGAGGTCAGCCAGGTGTTGCCGCCCGCACCGAGGTTGAGGGGGATCGGCTGAAGCGTCACCCGTGGTCCAGCGGCCATCTCAGACTCCCGTAACGATCACATAGCTGGTGGTGAACTCGTGCCGCAGGTCCCCCGGATCGACCGGGAGTGGCGTCGGCCCGTTGCCGAGCCGGTTGCACGTGGTGACCCAGACGCCATCGACCTGCACCGGGAAGCTGGCGTGCAGGATCAGGTCATCAAGATCCTGGGCGGCGGCCTCGGCCTCAAAGCCGTCATCGGACGGCCCCCGGAGCCGGATCTGGAAGGCCGCCGCGTCGGTGGCGGGCTCTTCGGTGGTGTAGCCGGGACCGCCGCCCCCGGTGATGAACACGCACTTGTCCGGCTCATCCAGGATCAGCGGGCCAGGGCGCAGCGGGTAGCCCGTCTCTTCGCTGTCATCCCACCCGATGGTGGCGAGCCAGTCGATGATCACCTTGGTCTGGGCCACGGTCACGGCAGCCTCCGGGGCGGCGGCAGGCCCAGCCGCCCACGGGCGGTGTTGTGCCAGTAGATCCAGCCCTTCAGCCGGTCAGGCAGCGTGGCGAACCGCCAGCGGTTCTTTTGCCGTAGCTCGGCCGCGTTCAGCCGGTGCACCTTCGGCGGCCGGTCGTAGACCAGCACGCCACCCCGGCTGACCTCCGGGTGGCCGGAGCGGCACAGGTCCACGAACTCCCACGGGGCCTGCAACTCCACCTCATCGGACAGGTGCTCCATGGAGTGACGCATCCCGCGCTCGCCGCCGTCATCCAGGTAGCTGCCCGCCACCGACTGCACGTAGTCAAAGGCGTGCGCCAGCAGCGGCTCCGTCAGGTAGTAGGCGTGACCGCCGCGAGGGTGTCTCAAATCAAGACGCTCATGCTGGTAGTGGGCGTAGACCTGATCGACGGTGACGCTGCCCACCAGCCGTCCCTCCCGGCAGTGGGTCTGCTCGCGGAGGATGGCCAGCCGCTCCCGGAAGTCGCCGCCCATCACACGTACTCCGTGTAGGCGCTGTAGTCCCAGATCGTCGGGTGGGCCATCTCCGGCGGCACGTCGGAGTGCAGCACCCCGCCCGCGACGGTGGTGTTGGAGTCCTCCCCGGTGAAGATGTCCGGGATGCGGTTGATCACGTGGCCGCTGATCGCACCGCCGATGCCCTGCGCCTGCTGGCTCGGTGGGTAGATGGCCAGGTTGATCTTGCCGTCCCGCACGTCCTGAAGCATCTTCATCGCTTCGGTGTACTTCAGCCACACCGGGTGAGTGGCCCCGATGTCCTTGCTCTTCATGTAGTAGGTGGTGGCGTAGAACACCGCGATATCGAGCGTGAGCGAGCTAAGCACCGGGGGCGGGGTGACCGGGGGAGAGGACGCATCCCAGATCTGGCCGGAGTAGATGCTGACCCGATCGCTGGCCTCGGTGAGCGCCAGGGTCAGTTGCGCATCCGATAGCTGGGCGGCCGTGCCGGTTCCGCTGTCAGTGCCCGACAGCGCCAGCTTCAGGTCCGCTTCGGTGGCGTACAGGACCGGGGCCGGGGTGGTCAATTGCTGATCCCCTCCCGCCCCACGTCATCCTGGCCCTGCACGTAGGCCCGCAGGTTGGCCGCCCCGATCGCCACGTAGAGAAGCTGCGGGCCGGTGGTACCCGCCGATGAGTCAGCGAACACCACTGACCCCTTCGGCAGGTACGCGCCCGGCCCGTAGCTGCCAGCGGCCGGAGCGGCGTAACTGCCGGTGCCCAGCCGCAACCCTGTGGATGAATCCAGGGTGAAGGCCCCCGCCGTAAGCGTGACGCTGGACGTGACGACGAACCTGGCGAGCGCCATCAGAACCCGTATCCCGGCGCGGGTGGCACCTGTTCCAGACCGAACTGGCCACCCAGCGTGAGGGTGACCGCAAGCTGGCCGAACGTCACGCCGGTCAGGTGGGACTTGGCCGCCGCGCTGACCGGGATGGAGGTGGCCGAGCCGGTGGCGGTGACGGTCAGGATCTCGGTGGCCAGCCCGGTGTCATAGGCCAGCACCATCCCGCCCGTGAAACTGGCCCCGCCGGAGGCCACCGTGATCGCTGTCCCGCCAGCGGCCAGGGGTGCACTTGCGGTTCCGGTCGGGGCCTGGGTGCCGATCGAGTGCGGCCACTCACACCCGTTGCAGCGGATCAGCGTGCCGCCGTCGATCTGGACCATGTACCGCCCGGTCTTGCACCGCAGGCACGTCAGGAAGATCCGGGTCGGCGTTGCGACAGCCATAGCTCACCCCGTTACGCCCGTGCCGGGCTTGATGTCCATCGGCCCCTGGCTCATGACGTTCTCCTGGCCAGGGCTCGGATCGGCCGTCTCCGGCACCGTGATCGTCTGAATGTGCGATGCGCCGGGCGGGTCGGCCCGTGCCCCGGTGAAGTCGCCGGGCGGGTTGACCAGTCCCTTGCGCAGCGGGCCGGACATCTGCGCCGGGGCGATCCGTGGCAGCGGGTCGCCGGACTGAGTGGCGGGCCTGATCGCCGGGGTGCGCAGCCGCATGAAGTTGCGGGCCTGCTCTTCGGTGAGTTCCACGATCTCGCCGGGCTCCACGATGAACGTCCGCTTGTCGTCAGGCTGGCCCGGCATACGCGGCATCGGGACGCTCAGGTTGATGAGCGCCTGGAACTTCTTGCGGGCTTCAGGCATCAGACCCCCGACAGCAGGCAGATCGAGAGCGGCTGGTCCAGGCCGATCGCGCTGGACCGCTGGACATCGGAGCGCCACGTCTTGCGGGGCTCGTCGCGGTAGAGCGGCCCGGCGATGAACGGCAGTTCGTCGGCGTAGAAGCCCGCCCGCTGGCGCTGCATCACGATCGCGTTGCCCGCTGGCACCTGGCGGCTGATCATCACGTCCAGGTTGAAGATCTTTTGCGGGAGCACGCCCGTGTAGAGCAGGTTTTCTGACGCGATGTCACCGATGTAGGGAGCGGCGAAGGTGCTGCTCTGAAGCAGGGTGTTCTTGGTCGCGTGGTTGATGATCAGTGTGTCGGCCTCAAAGCCGAGCCACTGGGTGATGCCGGACGGGCTCACGATGTTGGCGTTCTCCACCAGGTAACACGCCTGCGCCAGGTCGGCCCGGATCGTGGCCGCCGCCGACGCCCAGGTGTTGGCCACCGCGAGGGTCTGAATCGAGACGTTGGCCACCACGGCGGCGTAGAACGCGGTGTTCCAGGAGTAGACCATCGTGTTCTTGACCTGCATCAACTGCCGGGTCACCGGATCGAGAGTCTGACGGCGGCGCATCTCGTCGGACACCATGATCGCCATCGCCCGCTCGTGGGTGAACACCACCCGGGGCAGCCCGACGCTGGTGGGCACGATCGGGACCTCACCGAACTCAGGCCGGATCTCGGGGTTGTCGTCCGCGTACAGCGGGGTGGACTCGTTGTACCTCACCGCGCCGCTGGTGGCCGCCCCGGCGTTGCGCAGCACCGAGTCCATCACGAACTCGTTTTGCGTCATGTCCAGGATCAGCGCTGGCACGTTGAGCGGGTCCTTCAGCAGGTCAGCGACGACTATCCGTGGGCTGTCGCTGTAGCCGCGTGCGCCGGTCGGCATCTCTCACTCCCTCAGTTGATCCTGGCCCGGCCCAGGAAAAATGACGATGCTCCCGTGCCGCCGATCTGCTGGGTGAGCATCGCGGCCGACACACCGCCGGGGTGCGTGCAGATGCCCACTACCTGGTCGGCGGCGGGACCAGCGGCAGCCGGGCCGACCGTGCCGTTGGCGGTGCAGAGCAGCTTGATGCCGGGGGTGCAGGCGGCTGAGTACCACACCCAGATGTCCACCCCGCCGTAGTACACGGCGGTGAAGTCATCCAGGACGCTGATGTCGATCTGCGGCTGGCCGTAGGTGTTGGGCGTGCCGGACTGGGCGGCGAGCACGTTGGCGTCCTTGCCCGCCACGCCCAGGCAGTGGACCGACGCGGCGACAGCGGGCTTGACCGTCAAGTCGGTCGTGCCAGCGGTCTGGGTGGTGTTCTCCACCATCTGGCCGCCGAAGATCAGTGCGCTGACCTGGTAGTTGGCTGGCCCTTGCTTGTAGTGCGGAAGCACGGCGGTCATGGCGTGCTGGCCTCCCTAATCGGAGTTGGAGACACCGACGTGCTCTCCAAGCTGGTCGCGGTAGATGGTGGCCCGGAGTGTGCCACCTGCGGTCGTCAGAGCGGTCTGCTCGGCCGCCGAAAGTTCAACGGTCTGACCGGCTCTGTAGACCCGGGCCGGTGACCCGCCCGTACCGGGGACGGTGACCGCCGATGTCAGCACTACCCGGGACATCAGCCCAGGCCCGTCTGATTCTTGAAGCGGTCCACGAAGTCGTCCCGGGCCTGCTGTCCCACCCGCTGCTGGTCCGGCTCATCCAGCGGGCTGCCCATCTCCATGCCCATGTCGAGCAGCTTGCCCAGCTTGCCGAACTCCGTGAGCACCTTGCGCATGATCGCCCCGGCGTCCACGGCCGTGCCGTTGGCCAGGTCCACCGTGTGGCCGGTGCCTTCCAGCAGCGGGCGGGCAAAGTCGGTGATGTAGGGCGGGATGCCGTGGTCCTCCGCGAAGCCGCGCCGCTCGGCCAGGAACCTCTCGTTGTCGAGATACCCGCGCACCTCGGCCAGTTCCAGGGCGTTCTGGTCGGCACGGGCGTTGGACAGTTCCAGCGCCAGAATCGCATCGCTGTTGCTGAACGCACCAGCGGGCTCCGGCTGCTCCCCCTCGCTCAGAAGCCCCTGGGCGTCCAGCGCCTCGGCCGCCCGGGTTAGCTCTTCCAACTCTTCGTCGGACAGTTCGCCACCGTCATCGGTCTGAGCCTGTGCCGGAGCGCCGCCGTCCTCCACATGCAGACCGGCTACCAGTTCGTCCAGGTCCGCCGGGTCGATGGCGAGCAGCTTGGCCAGGCGCTCCCTCTTCTGGTCCTCCGTCAGTTCCGGCATCTCGCCCGTCCCTTCGCCAGCGAACTCCGCGCCGCTGAGGTCGATCGTTATGTCAACGTCATTAGCCGCCTCCACCGCCCGCCAGCCGCCCAGGCCGGGGATGCGGGGATCGAGCGTGCC